AATTGTGGCCCAGCCTCCGAAAAAGTGGTATGAGACAAAGGCATTCGCTTTTGCGCTCGGTGGCATTACAGGATTCGCAATCGGTCGCGCAAAATAATTGCGTTGATTATTAAACACTTGCGATTTTTTACGCTGGTGGTTTGCTGTTTTCTTTGTTTAGGTATTGTGAAATCAAAATAAGGTTGTACATTTGTCAAACAAAACAATCACAGCCATGACAACAGCAGCCTTCACAGAAATCGGTTTCAGAATCAACCCAACAATCGAAGCGGAAATTACAAAACGCTCAAGTGTTTTAGACAAAATGCATGAGCAGTCTTTTTGGACTAAAGAAATGGAAGCGATAGAAGTCGCACTACAAAATGAAATAAACGATTTACTTGCAGCTCGCCAAGCTTACGGCTCTTTTTTTTCCTAACCTCACGGGGGCCCTAACCGCCCCCATTTTCCCTTAAACTTTTACACCTTTATACACATGCACACACCAGAACTCTCAACAGCAACGACCTTCAAGAATTGGAAGGGCACAGAATTTTTCCACTACAATCACTTAACCGGCACAATGGTCATGGTTGTAAATGACGGCTGCATCAAAGGGCTATACACCCGATGCGACTCTCAAGCCGCTAACCTCGCACGCCAGTACCATCGCAGCATGGAGCACGGCGTTGCACCAGAGAAACGCCTTTGGGATCCTTGCAAGATGGATGAATTCCACAATCAGTTTGCGCTCGTTACCGAGTATCTTCACGAACAATCAACTCAAGCACTTTTAACCTCAATTTAATCTTTAAACCATGAAAGCACCAGTAAACTCTGGCAATGGCTCAAGCCGCCAAATCGCTCCCGAAGGAGCACACGTAGCAAGATGCTACCAAATCATTGACAAGGGAACCACCTTCGACGAGAAGTGGGGAAACAAGAAACGCAAAGTGCAATTCTTGTTTGAACTGCCACTTGAAACAGCAGTATTCAGCGAGGACAAAGGAGAACAGCCTTTCTATGTTAAGACTGTATTCAACCTCAGCATGGGCGAAAAAGCATCGCTTCGCAAGTTCGTTGAATCATGGATTGGCAAAAAGATGACCGATGCGCAAGCTGGAGACTTCGACATCATCAAGCTACTCGGCCACTCTTGCATGGTAAACATCGCACACAACGGCAAAGACGACCGCACCTATGCAAACATCATGAGCATCTCTCCGCTTCCAAAAGGCATGGCGTGCCCTCCAGCAGTGAACGAATTGCTATCTTATGACACGACCGAACACAGCGATGCAGTATTCAACAAGCTGCCGGACTTCCTTCAAGAAGATATTCGCAAAAGCGATGAGTGGATTGCTCGGACTACTGCCAAGCCTGCCGCTGTGCCTGCTCCAAAGTGGGAGAGCACAACTGTAACTGATGAGCCGGATCTTGACAGCCTATTCGCTAACGACTCAGACGGCCTACCATTCTAAAAATAACAAAGGCCGAGGACACACAACACCTCGGCCTTACTCACATATCAAAACACATGAACAGCATCGCAAAGATAACAATTCCAATCGAGAAATTGTATCAGACAATAAATTCAGCTGAGGTATTGTCAGCCCAGCAAATAATCGAACGCAACAGCTATGAAGGCGTAGCGTATCCAATCGACAACGTAATGCACTACGCCGCTGCATCCAATGCAATAGCGGAAGTGAACAAGGCCATAAAGGCCATTCAAGATGCGCGCAAAATGGTCACCGGCCCTCTCGATGCGTACAAGAAAGAACTCATGCGCATCGAATCCGATGCAACAATGCCGCTGCAAAGCTTCATCGCATCGACAAAAAAGGCCATGCTCGAATATAACGCAGCTTGCGAGAAGCAATTCGCAGCCGAGCAAGAGAAGGCCACGACACTTGAGAGCCTTGTGGATAACACCGCTGAGGTGAGCATCCAGCACAGCCACATCAAAGGCATTCGCACCATCCGCCGCACTCGCATCAATGGAGAAGTAGATTGGATGAAGGTGCTCAGTGTCCTGTTCGGCTCTGGAATGTACAAGCCCGAAGACCTCACGCAGAATCTACTCAAGGCAATGGAGAAGTGCGGCGTGGATGCCATCGCAGGCATCGAGATTTATGAAGAGAAAATCCAAACAATAACACGATGAAGCATAACCCTACCAAGCAGGTGCGCGAAATACTTGAGCGCGTGCCTGCAACACGCAAGAGCGATGCAAGACTGATCGCTTACGTCTGGGCCGATACAATCGGCTATGACAAACTGAATGCAATAACTGCAAAGGAGGTACTCGACATGATGAGCGAGGGCAAACTTCCAGCTGCCGAAAGCATCAGAAGAGCACGCCAAAGAGCACAACAGTCTAACCCTAATTTGAAGTAAGACCATGAAAACACCAGTGCAGCAATTAATGACAGAGCTCAGAGAATTGCATCCCGAATTCTTTGACGTGCATAGCGACAAAGGCAGGCAGTTCTTAAACAACTTTCACAAGTACATTGCAATTGAGAAGGAATTGATAGTTGAAACCTACAACGAAGGCGCACTCGACGGCCTGCAACTGGGAGAGCAATATTACAATCACGTTTTTAACTCATGACACGCGAAGACTACATAAAATACCCAGCGGTAAGCGCAAGCAGGATCAAACGATTCTACACGGGAGACATTAGCTATGCAAAGGCATCGCTAAACTATGGCAAGGACTTCCACTATTCGCTGCTTGAGTGCGACTATTCAGAGATGGGCGATGCAGTGCGCAATACCTATGATGCAATTCACCAGGTGGAACTACTTGGCGAACTCTTCGACAAATCCGAGAAGGAGCGCATCGTGGTGAGTGAGCTCACAGTTGGAGACAAGACCGTGCTCGCCAAGGGTGCGATGGATATCTGCTGGGATGAGATGAAGATAATAGCTGATGTGAAGACCACAACGGCCAAGAATCTGCAAGCCTTCGCTGATGACATGATAAAGCACTTCAACCATGTGCAGGCCGTTTGGTACTGCATGTTGATGGGCTGGGATCCGAAAGACTTCTACTACATCGGCGTGCCTCCAAAGGTCAAGAAGTCGGGGCAGTTCAAAGACCTCTACCTATACCGGCACAACCAGCAAGAGCTCGATCATGCTTACGAGCTAATCGCAAATTTCCTCAATCAATTCGATGGTAACTATGGGAAGTAAGTATCCAAAAGAGGTGATTGACTACGTCATCCAGCACTATCCAACAACGCGGACAGCAGAGATGGCTGAGGTGCTCGGAATAAGCATAAACAAGGTGCATCAGCTCGCAAACTCTCGCGGCATCAAAAAGACAAAGGAGTACATCCGCGAAATACATGGTCCTGTTGTGTCACTTGCCGGAATAAACAACCGATTCTACAAAGGCCAAGAGGCTTGGAACAAAGGAATAAAAGGACGGAACAACGCACCAGAGCATACGCTATTCAAGCCGGGCCATCTGCCTGCAAACCACAAGCCAATCGGATGGACTCGCGTGGATGGCGAAGGCTACACATGGATGAAGATCGCAGAAGGCCGTCAAGGCTGGGTTATGATTCACCGCCTTGCCTGGGAACTGGAGAACGGCCCGATACCTGAAGGCAAGTTCCTTCGCTTCATCGATGGCAACAAAGACAACTGGCAAGTGGAGAACCTCATGCTGGTAGATCGCGAAAGCAACATGCGACTTAACACAATTCACCGATACCCTGAAGAGGTAAAATCGGCAATGAAAATACTTTCTAAACTAAAACGTAAAATCCAAACACATGGCAAAGAACAAGATTGAACACTTAAGAGACCACCTATTCGAGACAATCGAGATGCTCAAAGATGGTGACATGGAGCTCGACAAAGCACGCACAATCGCTGAGGTCGCTCAAGTAATTATTAACTCCGCAAAGGTTGAAGTTGACTTCATCAAGACCGTGCATGGCAACGGCTCTGACTTCATCCCAATGGATAAAAGACTGGAATCATGAAAAAGCAGACAGCATTAGAGTGGTATCATACAAAATTAGCAGAGCCAACAACTCAAGCAAAAGATGTAAATACAATATTCCTATTAGCCAAAGCAATGGAGAAGGACCAGATTCAAGATGCCTACTACCATGGAATATGGCTCGATGAATCCAAAGTCCACAGCCCATACATAGCAGCAGAAGACTACTACACCTCAACCTACGAGAAATGACACTTCGCCCCTACCAACAGAATTTCATCAATAACATCATTGCAAAGTTGCGCATCCACAATCGGGTGGTTGCGCAGCTCGCAACTGGTGGAGGGAAGACCGTGTGTTTTTCTGCGATATGCGACCGCTTCTGTGCTCAGAGCTCTCAGGATATACTGATTCTTGTGCATCGTGAAGAACTGATGAATCAAGCAGCAAGAGCAATGAATCAGCCTGTTCAGAAGGTTGTGGCTGGCATGAAATCGATACCTTCTGCAAGAGTCTACATTGCAATGGTTGAAACAGCATACAAGCGCAGGCACATGTTCACAAATATCGGCTTGGTAATTATTGACGAATGCCACATTGGAAACTTCACTAAGGTGCTTGATCACTTTGAGTCTTTTAATCCCCAGCCGCCAAAGCATGGATGCGAATACCTAAAAGAAGTGACTCCATATATCATCGGATTTACTGCAACACCTTTGGCAGTTAGTAAAGGAAGACCTTTGAAGCTTTATTTCGATGACATCGTTTGCGGAGTTGATATTCCAGAATTGATTGAGCAAGGATATCTATGCCCTGAGATGACATATTCTTCACCGCATATAGTCAACAGGGCAAGGCTTAAAATGAAGGCCGGAGACTTTGACCAGGCACAGATGGCAGCAGCATTCAAAGAGCCAAAATATATTGAATCAACTTTAAATGTGTATAAGCAGCGATCTCTTGGCCGTAAGACCATTATCTTTAACTGCAATGTATCTCATTCGATGGCCGTCAACAACGCATTCGTGGAAGCCGGATTCAATTCTCGCCATCTCGATGCTGAGTCACCAGATCGAGCTGAAATATTAGAATGGTTCGCCAACACGCCAGATGCTATTCTCAATAATGTTTTTATTGCAACAACAGGATTTGACCAACCCGATATTGAGACCGTCATCGTAAACAAAGCCACTGCCTCTGAGCCATTGTGGCTTCAGATGTGCGGACGTGGTGCAAGGCCGCATGATGTGAAGATTGCATTTAATATCATCGATCTCGGAGGCAACTGCATAACGCATGGCCTCTGGTCATCACCAAGACCTTGGGAGGAAAGATTTAAAAATCCAACAAAGCCAGGGAAAGGAGTTGCTCCGGTGAAAGAATGCCCTGAATGTGGTGCCCTGCATCACGCAGCAAAGAAGGTATGTGATGCAATACCTTTGTTCTCTGAAGAAAAATGCGGATACATATTCCCTGTAATAGTTGTAAAAGATATAGGATTAGAAGAGTTTATTGAAATAGGCAAAGGTATTGATATCCAAAAACTAATAGCTGCAAACGCACATCACAAGGAGTATCGTTCTCTTTTTGTGTTGGTTGAGAGAGTTTTCAACAATGCTGTTCGCATATTTAAAAGTATAACACCTGAAAGCATGCCTAAAATTGAGGAAAAAATTCATGAACTTGCAAGGCTCTGGTGCAAAGAAAAGAATCGCAGATTTGACCAGTTCCACCGTAACCTCGTAAACAGCAAACTCACACAATTATGCTCATCTCACACTACAACTCCATCTATACAAAACAAGCCGATGATGTCGAGCTCACTTCCTTTTTGGAAGGAGTCAGAACCGGCAAATGGCAGGACATAGTTCTGCAAGTTCGCGCAACTCCCGACAAGGAAGAACGCGATAAAAAGAAAAAATCAGCACCGCTGGTAACCGTATCAGGTCAATTCACTGACCGAAAGGACGAGGCTCTCACAGCACACTCTGGCTTCATTGCCATCGACATCGACAACATCGACAATCCTGAAGAGACCAAGAAGCTCATTTCATCAGATAGCTACGTTTATGCAGCGTTTACTTCCATCAGTGGACATGGACTATGCTTGATAGTAAAAATCGATGGCACACGCCACGCTGATGCGTTTAATGGCATCGCATCGTATTTGTACCATACCTACCAGCTGATAGTTGACCAGTCCGGCAAGAACGTCTCACGTGCTCGCTTCATCTCCTACGACCCTTGGATTCACATCAACACAAAGGCAATCTTATTCAAGAAGTACCTCGCCAAACCTAAAGAGCGCAAGCTCGCCAAGGTCGCAGTCATAAAAACTGACTTCGATGCCATGATCGCTGAGATGGACCGCAAAGGGCTTAACCTCTGCGAAGAATATTCGGAGTGGATCCAAATCGCCTACGCATTGGTATCTGAATTCGGTGAAGGTGGTCGTGACTACTTTCACACGCTATCATCGCACTCAAGCAAGTACAACTCAGATGACTGCAATTCGCAGTACACGGCCTGCCTGAAGAACCACAGCGAAAGCAAGGGCAAGCGGTCCACAATTGCCACCATCTACTACCACGCCAAGCAAAACGGCATACAGGCATACTCCGAGCAGACCAAGGAAATACTACGTGCTGCGAGCTCGCAACGTGCCGCTGGACTTTCGCCCGAAGCCATCGTCAAAAGCCTCGAAGTGGCAGGCATCAGCCCAGAGGAAAGTGCGAAAGTTGTCAATGAGATAGTAGCAAAGGATATTAAATTTAAATCGGAGAACGTATCCGCTGATATTGCGGCGTTTATAAAGACTTTCGACCTCAAAAAAAATGTAGTTACTCGCAAGATTGAACTTAATGGAAGAGCCATCGATGACAGCGACATCAACTCGATTTATCTCGATAGCAAGGCGGTGTTCAAAGAAGCCACAAAAGACCTGATCACTTCAATCATTTTCTCCAATCGAATCGAGTCATACAATCCTTTACATGAGTTTTTTGAAGAGGACCTTCACACTGATGATCTTTGCCCTAATCTCACTCACTTACTCAACAGCGTTATCACTGATACGCCAAACGCAGATAAGTGGATATGCAAATGGCTGGTCTCAGTTGTCGCATCTGCTTATGGCAATCACTCGCCACTGGTGCTCATCTTCTCTGGTGAGAAGCAAGGTACAGGAAAGACACATTGGTTCCGCTACTTGCTGCCAAAGCGATTGCGTTACCTATTCGCTGAGTCAAAGATGGATGCCGGAAAGGATGATGAGATTCTTATGTGCCTGAAGCTGATTATTCTCGATGATGAGTACGGTGGTAAATCCAAGAAGGAAGAGAAGCGGCTAAAGGAGCTCACATCGAAAGAATTCATCAACGTGCGTGAGCCTTATGGCCGCGTATCGCTCGACCTTCGTAGGCTTGCCGTATTCTGTGGTACATCAAATGAGACGCAAATACTTAATGATCCGACCGGAAACCGTAGACAGATTCCAATTCACATTCTTGGAATTGATCAAAATGAATACAACAAATGTGATAAGGAAGGCTTATGGCGTGAGCTTTATGCCATGTATCGTGCTGGATGGGATTACACTGTACTGCGTCAAGAGATTGAAGAGCTAAACGAGTCAACCAATTCATTTAAGCATTCGACTCCTGAAGAGGATTTGATCCATAAGAAGCTTTCACCAGGCACAACTGCGAACTATGGCGAGTGGATGTCGCTGACCGATATCCAGCAGTTCCTGATGCTGGAGACGAAGTTCAATTACCTAAACACGCAGCGAATCGGATCACTGTTGTCTGCACTCGGATTCGAGAAAGACCGCAAGCGTAAAGGCAAATCGCTGGTCACAATGTACTATGTTGGCAAAAATCTGATTTAAAATGTATCAACTTGTATCAACTTACTTTTTAGCAAGTTGATACACTTCAATCACTACTGCCGCAACTCTTTCAGCCAATATGTATCAACTTACAACTTACTTTTATACCTTAACAATATATATATGCACACACACACATGCACACACACACACACACATTATATAGTAAACGCATGTTTTTTGCGCAAGGTTGATACATTGGCTGTAACCTATGTTAGAGTAAGCGCACAGACGATTTTACGATATTTTTGTATCAACCTTGAAGTTGTAACCTGATACATTATGAGCGAAGTAAAAGCCCAAGCGAAGGCATTCACAAACCTATGGAATGCGCGCCCAGACTTACGTGGAAGAGTTTTTGCCATAAACAATAACAGCATGAACGGAATCAAGGGAGCAATGAACAAAGCGATGGGAGTTGTGCCTGGAGTTGCCGACATGTGTTTTCTTAAGCCTGAAGGCAGAACATGCTGGATTGAATGGAAGACAGACACCGGCAAGCAGTCACCATTGCAGATCAGGTTTCAACAGCTCTGCCTATCTTTGGGCCATGAATACCACATCGTGCGCAATGAAGAAGAATTCTTGAAGATTATAAACTCATGAGCACCTACGAAAAGATTATTCAATACATGACCGAGAAGCTTCCAGACGAGTGCACGCTTGTGGATGGGCCGACAACTTACACCTCAACGCAGCAGGCGCATCGGTCTCTTGCGAGGTATCTGACAACAGCGAATCCTGGCACTTCAGTGCATCGAACCTATGCGGTGAAGGCATTCAACTGGCTGAAGCTTCTGCACAAGAATAATATTAATTTGCAAAACACAAACAAATAAATACCTTTGCACACATGAACACACAAAAACGAGGCGGTAGGCGATCAGGAGCCGGGCGAAAGTCGATGTACGGCGAAAGCATGGCAACGATATCCTTCCGCGTTCCAGCATCAGCAAAAGAGACTATTCGCCAAATGGTCCGCAATTATCTTTCCGGTTTGACAATTCAGCGCAAGCAACATGAACCCGAAGACGGTTGTTAAACTTTGGCACGATAAATGCAATACACAATCAAAACACACACACTATGTACACATCAAAAAAATGGACAATCTGGTATCCTTACTCAAGTCAAGAAGAGTGGAATGCTAACATTCAAAACATCCTCGAGGAAGTAAGAACTCAACAACGTCATGACACCGATGAGCCTTACGACTCAGAAGAGAAAGACTACTACACTCTCGGCTGCGATAAATACCATGCTTGGAAAGATGATCAGTTATAACCACAAACAATGCACACGCCGGCTCAGAGCTGGCGTGTTTGTCGATTCGGCATACATGGGATCGCATTGCTACTTTGGATATTTAACGCACCCTGCACTTGAATTTGATTTTGCGGTTTGTTTACATTTTGATGAGGTGCAAAGATTTGGCAACTTCAATAAATTGCTACTGAGCAAAGAGGGCGATGTGAAATATCGCTTTGGCATACTTACACCAACACAAGACAAGGCGAAGCTTGAAGGCTACACAGTGAAGGCTTTTATTGATGGAAAGATACGCCACTTGTTTATCTATCAATCGCAATTAGATGAGATGATATACAAGGGCCACGCGATTAATGTAACACAAGAAAGTTTATTTTTCGAAAATTTAGTAAATTTGTAACATGCCACTATTCCAAGGAGACAGCCAAGAGATAATCAGCATGAACATCCGCAAGCTAATAAGCGAAGGATATTCATCTCAGCAAGCTGCCGCAATCGCACTTGCAGAGGCTGAGAAATTCCGTAAAGCACGCAGCAACCGATGAGAGTATCTTTCGACATCGATGGAGTGCTGGACACCTTAGCCGGGCAAGATATCGCAATTCGTGCCATCAATAAGGGCGATGATGTTTTTATCATCACAGCCCGAAATGAAGGCCGTGCTTCTGCTGAGGTGTTTGCGATCGCTACGAAACTTGAAATCCCACGTTTGAGTATTTACTTTACAAACGGAGCAGACAAGTGGAGAACAGTTGACCGATTGGAAATCGATTTGCACTACGACAACAGCCGAGAGCAGGTCGACAAAATTGAGCAAAACACTGATGCACAGGCTGTATTGTTCACAAGTTGAAACAACGAAATAACAACGTATGGCAGGCGGTAGAGGTAAAATAGAGCCAAGATGGAAGAAGGGCGAAAGCGGCAATCCCAACGGCCGTCCGCCAAAGCTTCCAGACTTGCACATCTTGCTGGCCAACGTGCTTGGCAAGGAGAACAAGGACGGGCTGACTGCTGCCGAGGAGATACTTCTGGCACTTCATGCTAAGGCTAAGAAGGGTGACACCAGAGCAGCCGAGCTGCTTCTTGACCGAGGCTATGGCAAGCCGAAGCAGACCAGCGAAACCACTCTCAAGACTACTGAGCCGCTTGTGATCATCAAGACCAAAGACAGCGATGATTAAGGGCGCAGTGATAACGGTTGCTACCTTGCTGCTATGTGCGGCCTTTGGCTGGTTCATCATCCTTGCGGTGCAGTCATTCATGAAAGACCATCAAAATGATGACGATGATCACTTATGGCCTTCAGTTTAACCAAATAAAAACGGCATATGGCCTTCAGCTTAACCAAGCGACAAACTAAAGCTTTTAATCAGGCAACGGCAGGCACACACAGGGTTGTGGTGTTTGGTGGGGCCATACGATAATGGCCCCTGCTGGCAACGGTGGGGGCAAAGTCCCGAGGTGGAAAAACATATTGGCTGCTGCTAACTCTCAGCTACCTTGCACTGGAATATCCGCGCAGCCGCTGGGTGATTATTCGCAGGAGCCTGCCGGATCTCAAGCGCACAACCTTTCCGAGCTTCAGCGCGATTCTCGATGACGGCATCAACCAGTACGTCCAAAGTTGGAACAGGGATACGCAAGTGGTGACGTTCATCAATGGCTCTGAGCTGCTGTTCATGGCAGAGAGCTATGACGATGACAAGGACCTCAACCGCTTCAAAGGGCTTGAGGTGAATGGCGCAGGCTTGGATGAGGTGAATGAATTGCAGGAGCAGACGTTCTACAAAGTGCAGGAGCGCATTGGCTCATGGAACAAGGCTGAAGGAAGGCCACCGATTGTCTGCATGGCAACGTGCAACCCAGCGAACAACTGGGTGAAGTCAATCATCTACGAGCGATACAAGGACGGCACGCTTCCGGAGCGTTGGAGCTTCATACCGAGCAAGATCACTGACAACCCTCACATCCCTGCTGAGTACCTGGAGTCGCTTCGCGAGCTGCCGCCTGTGCAGTACGCCCGATTCGTGGAGGGTGATTGGGATGTGATGGATGACGTGGCGAATCCGTTTCTGTATGAGTGGGCTGATGAGAAGCACATCGATGACAGTGTGCAGCTGAATCGCAATGTGCCGGTGCATGTGTCTGTGGACTTCAACATTAACCCGCTGTGTGCGCTTGTCATACAGCATGTTGGCAGGGGCGCGGTAGTAGTGGATGAGATAAAGATTGAGAAGGGCAGCGTGGATGCGTTCTGCGATGCGGTGCTTGCACTTGGCGTGCCGATGGGCCTCATCAGGATTACGGGTGATGCGATGGGCAAGGGAGGCACAGTGCAGCAGCGTGACAACTCCAGCGCGTACACGCAGATCAAGCGGAGGCTCGGCATGAGTGACAGCCAGTTCTTGATTCCAGCTAACCCAACGCACTACAACAGCCGCATCGATTGCAATGCTGCACTGCGTAAGTTGGATATTCGAGTGAACAGCAAGCGTTGCAAGGGATTCGTGTTCGATGCGAAGCAAGTGCAGTGCGATGCCAATGGAAGCATCATGAAGAGCAACCGAAAAAACTTATCTGAGCGTGCTGACTTCTTGGATTGTTTTCGTTACTTTGTGAACGCAATCCTAAAGCGATACTTATGAGCGTATGTTCTCCTTGCTTTGATTCCGGCATCAACGTGGCAGCTTGCAATGCTGGCATTGCCTTCGGTGTTGTTACTCCAGAGACCGAGTACAGTGTGACCATAACGCACAATGCAACTAAGAAGGTGCAGAGCTTTGTGGCCGAGTCGGATGTCGATGGCATATTGACAATCGTGGGCGCAAAGATTGACGCGTTGCAGGGCTACACGATTGGATTGAAGAACTGCGAGAAGTTCACCATCTGCGAGGTTGAGTATGATTGCATCAGCTTCAGCGTGGTGAACATGGATGTTGATGAACCTGAAACGATAAACCTACTCGAATGCGTAAGCTGCTAAACAAGATTAAGAGCATCGCGCATGGCTGGGCGTTGTGGGCGTTTGACACTAAGGAGAGCAGAGAGATATCGAAGCCGCGCATGGCCATCTGCAAGGAGTGTCCATATCGCATCAAGCTGACTGACACATGCAGGGAATGCGGATGCTTCTTGCCTGCTAAGACGAGATTGACTGATGAAGCCTGCCCGTTGTTACGCTGGTAATATGCTAACCGGATTCATCATTGTCGAGGCATTGCTTGTTGATGATGAAATCGACAAGCTGCTCGAGCGTGAGGAAAGGTGGACGGATTTGCTGATTAACACACATGACATAAGCACGGTGCACGAGGACAATGAAGCGGAGCGTTGCTTCATAACATTCTTGAGCACGGATAAAGAAGTCACAACAAAGAACACACTGGATGAAATTATTCAAAAGATTAGGCGAGCGACTGCGATCAACTTTTACACGCAGTAAACAGCAGAAGCCATTGCGGCCAATGGTCGAACTATTCAAAGATGCAACTCACAAGTACTACCGTTTCCCGAAAGAATTAAATCTACCTCTTGAGAGGTTTAGCATGTCGATGGGCCTGATGGAGCGCATCAGTTCGGGCTTATCAGGCAGCGAGATGGATAAGATATTATCTGGCATGGAGAAGGCATTGAGTGCTGGCTTAAGCAATCCAAAGAACGCGGCAGTGGTGGCCGCTTACATCCATGTGATTCGCGAGAGGCAGGATACGGTTATCCATCGTGACCTATTGCTCAACCTTGCAGCAACATGGGTGGTGAGGGATGATGAAGATCCGGGAGTGATAGACCCAGAGATTCACAAGCAGAAACTTGAATTGTTCGAAGGGATGTGCAAGGAGGCTTCCCATGATTTTTTTACTCGCTTGGATATCGATCCTCTGATGCCCTTGCTCACTATGTCTCCACAAGACTTTCAGATCTTATGGGAGTACAACGTGGAAGCCCAGCGAAAGCTGACTCAAGTGCTCCAGCACTTAACTACTCACCTGGATACCGGGCGAAAAAAGCAGTAGACGATATTCGGGTGCAGGCCATGAATCTTTGCAGTGGCAACATTGTCGAGTTCAATACATTGATGGCCTCCGATGTTTCAACTTATTTGCTTAAATTTGAGCTGTTCTTAAAGCAGCAAAAAGATGGCTCAAGCAGAAGTTGAGATTATTTACAAAGCCAATGCGCAAGGCCTTGAAGCTGCGGTCGGCAAGATAACTCAGACCAATGACGAACTGGTAAAAGGCGCAACGGAAACCTCGAAGAAGGTGGCCGATGAGTTCAAGAAGATAGGCGGTGCTGCGGCTGCTGCCTTTGGGAGCCAGCAAGTGAAGGCTGCATTGGACCAGCTCAACAAAGAATCGGACAAGCTAACCACTAACTTGAAGGAATTGCAGAAGGAGCAAGTGCTTCTTGTGGCTTCCGGCAATCGCGTGAGCAAGGCTTATCAGGACAATGTGAAAGCTCAACAGGTATTGAAGGTGCAGATTAGCCAGGTGAATGCGGAGCAGAAAGAATTGAACAACACCTTTGGCCAGACGGAAGAGAAGCAGAAGAGCCTGACAGGACAGCTCAGAGCATTGAAGCAAGAGCTCGCACAGCTTGAGACACAGGGCAAAGAGAACACTGATGAGTTCAATAATTTGTTATTTGCAGCGGCAAGGCTCGAAGATCAGATTGGAGATACAAGAGAGCGAGTGCGAGTGCTGGCATCGGACACGTTCAAGTTCGATGCGGCGGTAGGCGCAACGCAAGCACTGGCATCAGGCTTTGAGGTTGCGCAAGGTGCGGCTGCGTTGTTCGGTTCGGAAGGTAAGGAGTTGCAGGAAGTTATTGCCAAGACAACGGCTGTGACTGCCATCGCTAACGGTGTGAATGATCTTGCCCAGCAGATAACAGGACAAGGCGCATTGAAGCTTGCATTGCTTGCGGCAGGGCAGAAGGCGGTTGCTGTTGCCACTGCCATCAGCACCGGAGCAATCAGCGCATTCAGAGTGGCATTAGCTGCGACTGGCATTGGCTTGTTTGTGACAGGGATCGCTTTGCTTGTGGACCGATTGAGGGATGCGGCGGCGAATCAAGCGAGCTTTAATCGCAGTTTGGAACTATCCAAGCAAGCTGCCGACAGTTCACGAAAGGCAATTAAAGAGTTACGAGATAGCCAGCTGGATGCTGCGATTAAGATTAAGATTGCTAATGGTGAGTTATCACAAGAGGAGGCTGATCGTAATCAGCAGATTGCTGAGAGAAATAAACTATTTCAAGATAACTTAAAACTTGAAGTTGCTGCCCAGACTGTTGCATTAAGAGAACAAAAGCGATTATCTGCTGAGCTTGCAAAGGCAAGAATTGCGGACCAAAGAGATGCAGCAAGGACAGGACAACAAGTTGAGAGCGAACAGACAAAATCACTTGAAGCGCAATTAGCAATTCAAGAATCTAATATCAAAGCGAGCCAAGATAGAATCAAGGCAAATAGAATAGAAACAGGACTTGAAATTCAAGGCATCAACAATGTATTTGCAGCTGAAGAAAACGCCAAGCGAAAGGAAGAAGCAGATAAGCGATCTAAGGAAGCAGCAGACCGTGCTAAGGCTGATGCGGAGGCAATAGCCAAAGCCGAGCGTGATACCTTCAACACATTGCGCCAAGAGACAGCAGCATTGCAGATTGATTTCGATAAGCAAGTGGCAGAGGAGCGCAAGAAGAATGAGGCGAAGCTTCAGGTTGAACTTGCTGATCTTGCGGACACATCTTTGCAGACACAGCTTGACACTCGCATCGCATTCTTGCAAAGGCTGGAGATCCAGGAAGGCACATCGCTGGATAGAAGGATAAACATCATCGAGCTGGAAGCAAAGAAGCGGCAGGATAACATTCGCAATACTGTTGATGATACAGCGAAGGCAAATGCACTGATTCTTTTAGATGAGGAGCAGACTCAAGAAGCAATCCGAGCTGAGCGTAAGAAGTCAACTGAAGAAGCAATTAATGATGCTTTAGAAATCGCTCAAGCAACAGCTGATGTATTTGGTAAAATAATAGAATTGCAAGGGGCTCAGTCGGCGGTTCGCATTGAGCAAATCAATGCAGCAAGTCAAGCCGAAAAGGAGGCTATTGAGAGCACCACACTAAGCGAAGAAAATAAACAGCGCAAGCTCGAAGCTTTACGCATAAGAACAGAGCAAAAGATTGCAGCTGAGAAGCGAAGACAAGCAGCCGCAGATAAGGCTGCTGCAATCTTTACTGCTGTGATAAACACCGCTGCTGAGGTTACAAAGAACATTGCCAATCCTGTACTTGCTGCCATCACTGCTGCGGCTGGACTTGCACAGATTGCCATCATATCTGCACAGCCAATCCCTAAGTTCAAAAAGGGTGGACCGGTAGGCGGCAGAAGCCATGAGGCTGGAGGTACATTGATTGAGGCTGAGCGTGGCGAGTATGTGGTGAACAAGAGCTCAGTGGCACGCCATCGACAAGCATTGGATGCAATGAACACATCAAGTGCTGCATTCAGGAAGTTCATCGATGAGAAGTATGTGCGTCCTGCCATCGCTGGCTATGCTATGAACAGCAAGCGTGACGGCATCACAGTCAATGCATCACTGAACAGCAAGAGCATGGAGCGTGAGTTGAAAGGATTGCGGAAGGATATGCGAAACAAGAACACAGTAATCAATTTTAACGGCAGCGATTCGCGATACTCATGGCAGCAGAATTGAAGTTTTTGATTGACGGCTTGGATAGGGGCCAGCCACTTAACCCGGAGGACTTTGGCATCAACATAACCGAGGACGATTCCATTGGGGCGCGTATTGTTTCGTTTGATAATGAGCTAATCTTTGGCGGCGATGTTTTCACCTACCTATACACAAAGCTTGCAACAAGCGGATACTGCGAACTGGTTCGCGTATCTGTTCAATATATTTGCGCATCAGGAACGTGGGAGCGATTGGTGGATGGGTACATTATTGCAACCGAGTGTATTTTTTCGCTTGATAAATGTGAAGTCAAAACAAAGGTTTATGACGAAACATTCAGCACGAAGATTAACAACAACAAAGCGATTCCATTTGCTCTAAACCTAACCACATCAAAGAACGGAGCGACAATAATTCCACCAACGAAACGCAAACTAAGAATGTTTACACCGTCAACAGGTGTAACTGATTCTGGAAACCCTACATTTGGTTATGCTATTTATGATGTGTTTTCGCATTTAGTAGCTTGCATGAGTGATGGGCTTATTGATTTTGATTCAAATTATTTTTACTATGACCCAAGCACTACGCTTTTAATCAACACCTTTGCATATACTACAGGGTTCCATATTAGAACAAAATCAAACGACCCTATATCTGCATCATTTGAAAACGTTTATAATGCTTTAAGGCAAAAGCTAAATCTTGGCATCGGCTTTGAAAAGCAAAGCAACGGCAGACCATTGTTAAGGGTTGAGCCTATTAGCTATTTTCAGCAATCGAATGCCTCGGCTAACCTTTACGACCAGCCGGATATTGAAATGAAGTTTGATACATCAAGACTATATCAAGCTGCTGAATTTGGAAATCAATTGTTTTTAGAGCAAGGTCAATGTAATGGAGGAAGTACACCATGTGAATTTACGCAAACTGTATTTAGGGGATTCAGACCAGAAACATTTGGTTTTGCTGGAGAATGTAATACCTCAAATATTTTAAAGTTAAAAACTGATGAAGTAATATTTGACACCAATGTGATAGAAGATATTTTTGTTCATAGTTCTGAAAATTATGAAACAAACCCAGCGATAATACAAGTACAATATTTTCCGATTACATTACCAACGCCTGATTATGTTTTTAGTGCAAGGAAATTTGACCCTTATAATTTTAATCAAAATATTTATAACGGTGATTTTACTAATGACAATGTTTCGGCAAATTGGATTAATGGATATCCTAATACATTAAACTCTTTTTTGGGTGGCATAAGTCCATCGCAAACGATTTTTAATGTTCAATCCGGTTTTGGTGTAAATTCAGATTTATATCTTTTCAATAATACCTTTTTTCAAGATATAAAAACAGCTAATGGTAATTATGCGGTATTCTTAAATGAAATCACTGATAACGGAAATAATTTCACATTTGATGTTTACACCGTGCCAGCGGCTGGCATTTATTCATTTAGTGCTTTAATGATTTGGGAAGAGGTTAGAGATGGTACGCCACCGTTTAACATAGACCCTAATGAATGGGGTAGGCAAATAAAGCTGCGCATTGAGCATTATGATTCAGCTGGCACTGCTATTGGATTTCAAACATCAGATGCAGTTACATTAAGCAAAACAAAGAATTGGAGAGAAATATTAAACTACACCATTGTATGTAATACAGGCGATAAGGTTGTAGTTAATTGCTATACGCAGCGTGTATTCTTTACGCCATTTGATAACCTACAAAGATTTTTAGATAACTGGACATTTCCTGAAGGTTTTAAGCAATCCTATTTCAGTGGATTCGGTCAACCTTTTGGATTGCCTAATGAACTACAGCCCGTTGACATCAACGATGTGCAAGCCTACTTATACAAGTTCAACAGGCCCCTCACGATGGCCGAGATAAACGCCATCACAAGCGAGACATCGAAGCCAATCTTATTGGGTCGGAAAGATGATGCGCTTGCGGTTTCTCCGACCTACATTAAAAACATTCAGATTGAATCAGTGATGCGCAAGAATGCGCAATTCGAACTAAGATCCAATAAGCTACTGCCATGAGTTATACCTCGATACCTAATCAACCTATAATCTTCAATTCTATTCTGCCTGAAGGCTGCGAGGGCTGTGGCTCGGAGTATTCACAGCTCGTTGACTTTAACGACCAGTTGTTCTGGCAGCTCGACTTAGGCGTTTGCGGCTCGGTTAAATTTGACACTCAAATTGTTTTTGGTGATTGGACGCAATCGGGCAGCACGATAACGGGAACGGGAAACGCGGGCGGCTATGTTAAGACATTTTTGAAATATGAGCTTGTACGTAATTTTAGAATAACAGTAACAATAGACACTTATAACAGCGGAACATTGACAGTTGGAACGCTGGTAGGCACAACTGTGAATTTATCCGCACCGGGTACGCATACTTTTATAATCGAAAATTATGACGGGACAAGCCCAGCAATTGCGTTCTTTTTCGTTGGCGCGTCTGGAGATGAATTCGATGGCACGTTCACTGTTGACCAAGTTGAAACGTTAGCGAATGGGTTATTATTATTTACGGGCTTAGTGGATGCGCAAACCCTTGCGATAGTTAAAAGGTTTGAACCTGTTCTAACTTTAAGGGATAACTATTTAACGGTTGCAATCAACATGGCCGATTACGAAATCGAGCCGGGCTGCTATCGGTTAGCGATTGCGGACTATTGCACAAACACTTGCGGACAATATTTCATTTACAACCCGTTCTTTAATGGTCCGTCCTTAGCAAGCGGCTGGACTTCGAACCCAATTGTTGGGTCAACAAATTGGACGGTAGGTAATGGCGAGGCAGCGATTGAATTATCAGGTACGAACTCAACCGAGTTGGTAAGTGTTACGGAGTTGTGCGAGGATAAGGATTACTACATCACAATCGTTGTAGATACCATTGTCAACTGCACACTTGAGCTGCAAGTTGACGGCATCATATACGGCCCTACAATAACAACGGCAGGCACGTATAGCTTTCTTATAACGCCAACAACAAACGGCGCGGTTAGCTTACTTGGAACATCGATAAGCGGTACGCGAAATGAGATAATCGTTACCAAGATAACCGTGCAAGGTGATAAAAACTATGCAGTCTACGATATGTACAGCGACCTAATCAGCGTAGGTGATTTCTCAGACGATTGCAAGTTCTTCAAGCTTGAAGGCTGTAATGCGGAGAATCAATTCGGCCTCGCATTCAATGGCACATCGTTCTTGCCTGGCATCCGTTTGGAGGGCCGAAGATTCAGAGCTCAGTACAACTCGGATGTGGACTTGTTCAGATATGCAAGCGGCAAGGCTGTGACATCCTATGCGGATATTCGCAAGCGTGTGTCCTTCTTCTTTGGCCAATTGCCTGAATACGTATTCGACTTCCTTTCGATTATCACGTACTTCGACAATTTGTATGTGAATGGAGATTTGTACTCACCAGCTGAGGCTGACTTCCCAGACATTGAGTACAACGATGCTAATGACCTCGGCTCGATCACCATCGACTTGTATAAAAAGAACGACAGGGTGCGTAAGACTGTTTGTACGGCAGCCGATGCGAACTGCCTACCTTCGATATTGGATTTGGATACTGAGCCGTTTATATTGGCTCAGGATGGCGATCGCTTGCTAACACAAGATAACATCAATTTGTATCAAGAATAAATTCGTATATTTGCACAGATCATCATAGAGACGTAGGACTTAGTGAGCCATCCTATTCAACTGGCATCACACCAACAAATTAAATCTCTATACTATGGCTTGTGTAAGCTACTGCGACTCTTCGCTACTTGATCACAACTTAGTAAACTGCAACGAATACAAGCTCGGTGGCGTGTCTGCTATCTTAGTTGGTGCCTGCGGTACGGAATTGGTTGACCCTTCAGATGCGGTTGAAGTTGACGCGCTTATTACAGCCGGTACAGCTAAACTCATCGAAGACATCCGTTTCGCTCTACCTGCTGGCTCACCTGTGACTGTTGACAGCCCAATCGGCTGCGGTACTGCGATTCGTATCAACGAAGACCGTACTGCAACCTTGTTTGATGCAAACGTAACTGACGAGAACAATACTTTCTGGAATGATGTAAACAACCGCCGCATTGCATGGATACTTGCGTACATGTGCGACAGCGGAAAGGTGATCTACATAAACCCTCCGGTTGGTATTACTACCTCAGCGAACTTCATCTTGCCTGAGCAGAACAATGAATTGCAGCGTTACGAAGTGACGTTTTCATGGCGTGACAAGAATATCCCTGCACAATACGATGCCCCTGCTGGTATCTTTGGATAATGGATAGTCAAACCAACAAAGAAAGCCAGAGCACTGCATCGAAGGGTGTGGTGCTCATGGCATTTGGGAAGCACGTTTATTACGGTGCTGCATACAATCTTGCCTATTCAATCAAGAGATTCAATAAGGACATTGAGATTGCCTGCATCATTGATAAGGTAGATGAAATGATGAGGTATGCACCAGACCTTATTGATGTGGTGGATTGCATCATTGACATCAAGCCGGAACACATGTACACCAATGGCAAGCTTGATCCAGGCAAGGCGAAGGTGTTCCTTTACGATTATCTGCCATTTGAAAACAACATCTACTTAGATGTCGATGCAGTGGCATTGAAAGACATTCAGCCCATGATTGACGAACTGATTGCATTTGGCAAGCCATATGCGTCTCACATCATGGGCTACCATACAATAGACAAAGGCAACAAGATTGAATCAATGGTGTGGGCCTATGCAGATGATATTTGGGAGCGTTATGGCTTGAGCGAAACAACTGTTCTGCCTGCCATCAATAGCTCCATCCAGTTCATTCAGATTAGCCCAAAAGCACATGCGCTTTATAAGATTGCGCAAGACTACTATGTCAACAATCAGATTCCTGTTAAGCAGTTAAGGTTTCAGTGGGGCGGCGGCCAGCCTGATGAGCTGTACATGAACATCGCATTGGCAAAGTTGGAGATGGATCCTGCGACAAGTTGCGAATATGTTCACATCACAACAAAGCGAGGCTTGTCAATTACTGGAGTGACAGAGCAATACTATCTGCAATCATACTTTGGTGGGCAAGGCTTCACGCCAAACTTTTACGTTGAATGGCTCGACAGATTGATGAGATCATGGATGAGCGAAAAGGGCAAGATTCACAAGTATTTGATTAAAAGAATTGTTTCAAGCAAGCACGTTGAAGCTAAACGATGAGCATTGAAGTAAACATAGCAATTCAAAAGCATCGGGTATCTGTTGCGGAGAAGCTAATCGACTCGCTTAACAAGCAGATCGTGAAGCCTGATTTGATTACTCTAATACTGCAAGGATTCAAGCATGAATTCAAAAGCGATATAGAGCTCAACTATGTTTACAACAGCGAGAACAAAGGATCTGCTGAAAGGTTAAAGCATACCGGTGATGATATCAATTTGATTATCGATGATGACTTTGTGCCATATCCGAACTACATCGAAGTAGCGTTGCAAGGCTTAGAAAGAAATCCTAATGCTTTTTGTTCATTCTGGGGCTATCAGGTAATCAAAGCCAACACGTGGACCAAAGGCATTCACAACATCGACTGCTATAAAAAGTATTATCAGGACATCAAGTGTAAAATGCTTGGAGTAGGCTTGTCTATTTGGGATGAGTCAAAGCTTCGCCTTAAAGATGTGGCATTTGAGTATAGTAACTATGTAGACGTTCAGCTTGGCGTATATTGCAAGGCTAACAACATTGACATGTTCAAGCTTGCACAACCTTTAAACCTTGTCAAGCATTATGACAATGCTGAGATTCAGCAAGGCTCTTTGTACAAAGGCCAAGCAAGCAACTCGAAATTGTTTCAATCAGAATACTTAAAACTCATAAGCGATGAAAAATAACTTCTGCCGATCTAAGAGCTGCGGCTCGCACATCATAAACCAACCAACAACTAAAGCAGTTGCATAATGGCACTTTCTACTGAGGACATTGACAAGATTGTTCGAAGGTTCGCATACCAGTACAAGGGATGGGAGACCGCTTCGAAGAGTTCACCCATAAACCCCATCACCAAGGAGCGCACTGGTGTAACTCAATATCCTGAGTATTGGCCGGGGTATAACTATGCCGCTAAGATGTATGACAGCATCTTGCCGCATACCCGGCCTGACATTTACCCAGCTCACTTGCTGAGTGTGCGCGCACCTAATCAGACTGATGCGCAGGCTGAATACATCAGAGCCAACTACAAGCCCACGACACTCAGCGTGTTCGAGGATTTCAAGGCTACGATAAGCCGCGCCTTCGCAGATCAGAATTGGTCAATCCGATACACGCCAGAACTTGAGCCAATCTTCGGGGATGATACGTTTCAGCGTTATGTGAATAACGAGATTGAGAAGTTTGGCTCACTGGAGATGTTCGTCAAGACCATGCTTCCAACATTGAAGCTGATTGATCCCAACGGCATCATCGCTATCTCACCGGAAGATGTTGAGACCATCGAGAACGAAGAGGGCGAAGATGTGATAAGCAACGAACTTATCAAGCCGATGCCGGAATATTATTCATGCAAGAGCATCGTGGGGCAGAAGTTCGGAGAGTATTACATGGTGATATCCGATGACAAGAGCGAAGTGAAGGCAGGCAGCAAGATGGAGCATTCTGGCCTTGTGCTTGAGATATACGACACCGAAGCAATTTGGAAGGTCTATCAGTACGGCAAGAAGTCCGACATGACATTCTCAGAGCCTGTGCTGTATTATCAGCACAACCTTGGATATGTGCCTGCACAAAAGCTTCAGGGCACTCCACAGCTCATCAATGGAGAGATTGCATTCCAGTCGCCATTCATAACGGCTGTGCCTTTGTTAGACCAAGTAATTCTCGATGAGTCATACTTGCAAATCAGCAAAGCCACAAGTGCCTTCCCTTTCATGGTCGCACTTGGCGAGATTTGCGAGTTCATTGACCGCGAAGGAAACAAATGCCAGGACGGCCAAATCTTTGATCCAATCAATGGCGGTTACAGGACTTGCGGTTCATGTAATGGGTCCGGAGTGAAGTCAAGATTCTCGCCTACTGGCATGCTATTAATCAAGCCTAAGACAGCATTGAGCGAAGGAGACAGTGCTTTATCTGGTGAGTACCTCAAGTTCGTGAGCCCTCCAATGGACACATTGAACTTCTTGCGTACAGAGATTGAGCAGCAGATGGCCAAGGCAAGAAGGATATTGCACTTGCCATCGAGTGACGAAAGCGGAACCATTGGCGAAGCATCGACTGCAACAGGTTCATTGAACAAGCTGCGTGCGCTGTATGCCTTCATCAAGCCTATCTCAGACCAGCTGTTCAACCTTTACGAGTTCTGCTTGGTGACAATGGGGCAAATGCGATACGGCGAATTCTTTGGCGGTGTGAACTTGGTGTATCCAACATCGTTCGACATATCAACTCCGAGCGACTACCTTGCTGTCATCAGCGAAGGCGTGAAGGCTGGTGTACCTCCATCGATTACATTCAGTAATGTCTACAACTACATCCGAGCAATTCACTACACAGATGAGGAGACCTCAGCGATTTACGACCTGATTATCAATGCGGATGAGTTGCTACTGATGAGTAGTGCAGACATCGCGTTGCGTGTTGCAAATGGCACGGTTGAGAAGTACCAAGATGTGATTCACCACAGCGCACCTCAGCTGATCATGGAGCTCATTCGCAACTACATCCCTACTGAAGATGCACCTCGCTTCATTGATTTACCAATGAGCGAACAGATTGCAGCATTGAATCGCTTGGCATCGGATAAGATAGGCACGCAACTGGATCCAATCCAACAGGCGCAACAGGAGCTACTGAATGGCATCATTTGATTCGTTAGTTCGCGATAAGATTGCGCTGTTCGAGTCAGTGCCTGAGAAGCTGGCAACGGCTGCTCAGAAGACTCAAGCTGAGATATGGCGCAAGATTCGCCCTATCTTGGAGGATATGGATGTCACAGCTGCTGGAAACATCGAGCAGACTGAAGGCAACATAAGGCGCATTGCACTTATCAGCGATGAACTAAAGAAGGTGCTTGCAGGCAGTGAATATCGCGAAGCAGTTCGTGCCTTCCTTAGTTCGATTGATGAAGGCGTGCAGTTGACAAATGAGATTGCACGTACATTCGAGAGTGCATTCGAGCCTACTGAAGTGCAGAAGCAATTGCTGCAACTTAGCAAGCAGAATGCAATAAACACATTCTTTGGTGCTGGGCTGGATGCAAGATTCACGCAGCCATTCCTTGAGCAGCTGACAACCAACATCGCAGCAAGGTCACCACTACGCGAGACCGTTGCAGCATTGGAGGGAATAGTCACCGGCACAGAGGCGAATGATGGCAGGCTACTTGCCAACATCAAGACCACAGCAACAACTGCTCAGGCTGTTGCGGATAGAAGCTATTCAGCGGCTGTGAATGACGAACTTGGGATTGAGTGGTTCGAATATCTTGGCGGCGAGATACCTACAACACGGCCCTTCTGTGAGCATCGTGAAGGGGAGATATTCCACCGCAAGGAGATTGAAGCATGGGGAGACGGCAAGAATAGTGGTGGCATAAGAGACATACGTGACGGCACTTGGGCTGGGCGCATAGATGGCACAGATAGCAAGTCAATCTTCACTTTAGTGGGTGGGTGGAATTGCCGACACTATCTGGTGCCAGTGCCCGATCGTAAAGTGCCGGAGACGGTAAAAGCAAGAGCAAGAGCCGAGGGGTTTTATGATTAAATATTTTTTTACCTTTGTAATATGAGACACTTGATACTCTCAGATGGGCGCATTATCAAAGCCTCCGATATGGTGGCTGAGCATCTGATAAAAAAGAAAGGCGCGAAAGAGTTAGAATTGCAACCAATTAACACCCCTGAAATATATGCCGATCAAACCGGAGGAAGCACTGGAGATAGTGAACTTCCTAAACCTAAACGAAGCCGAAAACCTCGAGGAAGCAAAGGAGAAGTTCCAGGAGAACTGGGTCAACTCAAAGGAGCTAAACGAAAAGCTCGGAAAGATTAACGGCACCATTGCACATGTTGCCAAGCGTGCTTTCGAACCTTTCGGAGTTACCCTCACTGAGGAAGATTTCAAAGACAAGAAGGCGCAAGATGTTTTACGCATGGCCTCAGAGCGAGCTCGCGAGGCTTATGAGAAGCAGCAAGATGAATGGCAGCAACGTGCTGACAAGTCAGGCTCAGAGGAACTTGTAAAAGAGTGGGAGAAGAAATACAAATCTCTCGAGCGCAAAGTTGGTGAGATTGACACTGCACGCCAAGAAGCCATTAATCAGTTCGACCAGTTCAAGCTGAAGATGGCAGAGGAGCAAAAGCAGAGCAAGATAAACCATACATTCGAGCGCGAACTTGGAGCCATCAAGCTTGATCCTTCCGTGAATGAATTCACCATCAAAGGATTTAAGGCTACCATCAGCGAGAAGTATGCAATCGACTTGGAAGAGGACGGCAATATATTCGTGAAAGATAAGAACAGCGGCGAGCGATTGAAGAGCAAGGAGAAGGCAGGGTCATTCCTTAACCTCTCTGATGTGCTGCTTCAGGAAGCAACTGCTGCCGGCATCATCCAAAAGAATCCATCAGCAGGGCAAAGAGTGCCGAGACCAGGTGCGCCAATGGTGCCACAATTGGAGTCACAATCAGACAAGAAGATACGCGGCATCAACCCTCGATTCTTTGCGAAATGACAATCAAGCAAGCATACAAAGTATTGAAGCATCATGCGGATTGGAGGCAAGGGCTGAACAGCGAAATGGTGGAACCAGCACAGCTAACCAAAGCACTTGAGATTGTGCTTGCATATTTGGAGAATAAAATAAAAATGACCACGTATGCCACAGTATGAAGGTTTCAACGTGACCTCCTCGGAACGTGTTGGGAAAAAATATAAGGCGGTAGATGATGACGGCAATGAGATTCACTTTGGTGCTGAAGGCTATCGGATTAAGCCCGGCACGGATGCAGGGAATTCTTACTGTGCTCGTAGTGCTGGCATCCCTTCTGAGAAAGGCTCGGCGAATTGGTGGGCTCGGCAGCTTTGGAGCTGCGAGGGTAAAAGGTCGGTAAGCGACAAACCTTTTTTTGGTAAAATCGAATTGCCTTAATATATTTGCCCTGTTTCATAGTACAAAGTATACGTTAAGGAAATGACTGCAAGCGACGGCAGTCATTTTTTTTTGCTCAATTCGTAGCGACTCCATATCTTTGCAATTCTATGATGATGTAGTGAGTGCCAACTTTATCGGCACAAAGTAGGCGCAACCTTCCGGCCTAATAACTGAAGGAACTTCCAAACTACATTTCAATCATGTCTATATCTCGCATTCTATCGGAGTGTCCTAATGTGCAAATGTCACTTAGCGAACTCTTTATCGAAGTTGGTCAGCGTGAGCAATTGCCTTTCTTAGAGTTTTTGCTTTCACCTGAAAACACTAAACTAATCCGCACTGAAGTTTCTCCAGGCGGTGGAAAATTAAAAACCGTTCAAGCACGTTGGATTCAGCGTTTACCTGAGACCGAAGTTGATGAAGAAGGTGACATCCTTGCTTGTACTTCAACCAACACTTATGGTGACAGCACAACTACTTACACAGTTGATGTGACTGACACTTACCAAGCATCTCAGTTGATCAATGCTGCTGACATCGCTCGTCATTGCCAAGAGAACTCTCGCTATGTGCTTGAGTCGGTTATGCGTTTGATGGATGTTCTTGATCGCAAGGTTGCTTCTGTTGCTGCTGTTCAGGCTGTTGCTGACATCGGAAACTGGGGCACTGAAGTTGAAGGTTACTACACTGTAACTGGTGACTGCTTGCAAATTGCTACTCGTCAGAGTGGCGGTCAAGCATTGAATGAGTTCGCACTTGCTGACATCCTTCAAGCAACTCGCATGGCTAACTATCCAGGCGCGCCTGTGGTATTTGGTGGTGCTGAAATGCAGCGTTATGCTAATGCTGTGCAAGCTGGTTGCTGCACGCAGTTCGGCATCGACTTGTTGGCTATCAGCCAGCAGAACGGATTCGGCTTCGCTTACGATTCTCGCGTTGCTGCTGCTCAAGGTTCTCAGTTAAAGAACTTGGTGACAACTGCCGGAGCAATCCAGTGGTTATCATTCAACTTGGCTGATTGGAACACTGGCATCACTCCTGTTGCTGGATCAAACTACTCAAAGACTTTGGTGTTCACACCTGCTGGTCTTCCAGTTGATTTGACCATGAAGGATGATTGCGGAAACTTGTCAATCGTGTTGACTACAACTGGAAAGATTGTAACTCTTCCGACTGATATCTACGAGTCTTCTGACAAGTATGCTGGTGTTAACTATGTTAACTGTGTTCAGATTGCAAACCCGGCATAGGGTCGGTAGGTTTACTCTCGCAAGCCGATGAGGACTTATTGACCCAAGACGGATTAGATAATCTAACCACGCAATAAAGGGAGGGCTTCGTGCCCTCCTTTTTTTTATCTTTGTAAAAACTAAAGAGATGTGCATTGAATCACTACTCGGATTGAGAGGCTGCGAATCAGCAGAGCCATCGACTGGACTCTATATCGATGACCTCGGAATCAACCAAACATTCTTAGGGCAACTTATCACGGATCAATACAACAATGGCGTTGAGCTGTTCGAAGATAAGCGTGCCTTTGCATGGCGCAAGATATCGTCTGATGTGCTGACCAAACTCAGCCCGATGATGAAGAGCGACACTGTGATTGAGAACAAGCGTGTTGGACAAGTTGTGTCCAATTACTCCAATGTGCAGACTGCTCTGGGTGCAGGCAACTATGGCGGCATCAGGTTGAAGATTGACCCGAACACGGTGTCATATCTGAACTTCTACCTTGCAGATGTTAACCTTGCAATTGCATCGACCAATACCAACGTGCCGGTATTAATCTTCGACATGACCACAGGCAAGTTGATTCAATCGATCACTTATGCGGAGGGTGCACTCGACCAGTTCATCGGCAAGACACTCACCTCAGCAAAGCGGAAGCTTGACATTGCAATTGTGTATGAGTCAACCATGAACACTGTGAAGTTCACGCCAAAGAAGGGCACTTGCACAAGCTGCGGAGGCGGTCCAAAAGAATCGCATATCTGCCCTTTCGTGGATGCGATAGGGATTGAACTCACTACCGATGGCACGAATGTGCTGACCAGTACCAGCTCAAGATATACCACAGGCATGAGCCTCACATATAGCATCAACTGCGACCGCCAAGGATGGATGTGCTCAATCGGTGGGCTGATGGCCTTACCGCTTGCATATGCCACCGCTGTTGAGATTTACAACTATGCACTCACAGTAAGCCCGAATCAAAGGGTTAATACAACTGTTATTGTGAATAGGGGGCAGAATAAGACCGAGTTAATGGATGGAATCATGGCCGCACGTGACATCGCAGCTACACGCTACGGCGAAGAACTTGGAGCGATGTTGCAGAACATGCGACTGCCTGATGACACGCATTGCTGGGATTGCAAGCGCAACATGAAGTACGTCACAGCACTTCCATAACATGCCGACACCAGCTGAAATTCAGAAGAACCTCGACATATTGTATGAGGGATGGACATCGAAGTTCACTCCTTTGTACGTGGCAGTTCGCGAATTGAAGCGCATCATGTTTAAGCGAATCTTTGGCACTGGCTCATCAGGAGGGACCAATACAGCAGGCGAGAAATTGCCGACTAAGCCATACAGCACAAAACCGATTTATGTCAGTCCAAGAGCGTTGGCATCAGCACCAAGCAGATACAAGGTGGGTAAACGTGGCGAGCCAATTGAATCTCTTTACTTTCCTGGTGGATATGCGGAGCTGAAGAAAGGAACATCTCGCAAGCTTCCGCTTGAGTTGACTGGCAAACTGAAGGGTGGATTCCTAACATCAGAGGTGATCACTGAAGGACTCGAGGCAGCCATCACAGTGCCAGCATCGGAGCTTGGCAAGATTGAAGGATTAGAAACCAAGTACGGCACTATCTTCCTGCCAACCAAGGAAGAGCAAGAGGCAATGCTTGAAGAGCATGCACAGCTATTAGTTGAGCAAATCATAAACGCAATGAAAAAATCATGAATCTACTTTCTACCATACTGGACAGACTCAACCAACGCATTGAAGTCGGCAATATCTTCGACAAGATATACGGCCTCAGCGAGCTTGTAGGCGAAGGCAATGACAAAGCGTGGGCTTATTACATTGGCAATGGTCAAGCCGTTCCTGTGACCGACTTTGATGCGAAGCAGGGCACATTGTTCTGGGCCAAGCGTGGAAAGATAACAGTGGCCAAGAATGACTCTTTGAGGTTAGCGGGCTGCAAGTCTATCTATGAGACTAAGTTCAGCATGACGGCCTATGCAATGGTGCGCAAATCGCACTTACCTTGCGACTCTGCCGATGCGCAGGATTGGGTAGCATCGAGGGTGCTGAGGTTAATCAGCGGAACGGATCCGCAATTCAAGACTGCCATTGGTGTTATCGCTTATGAGGTTGTGCCCAATGGATACCAGAATGAGATCCGTTACTTGCCGGTTAACTATGAGTGGGCCGCTGTCGCAATTGATGTGGATGTGAATGTCAGCACCTCAAGCGAGGACGGCTGCTACGATACTTGCGCAACTGGTGACATTCCACTCCCAGACTTCGAGCCATGCACGCCATGTCTTACCGAGGTTGCGGTTGACGGCATTACAATAGTCGGAAATGGTACACCTGAAGATCCGTTAATCGCAGTCGGAGGCGGTGGTGGTGGTAGCTTAACCGTGCGCGATGAAGGTACTGTTGTAGCTTCAGGCGTTGTGAATATGAACTTTCGGGGCGGTGCTGTGAATGCGAATAGCAGCACGGCCGGTTCAGTTAATATCGATGTTCAAGAAGTGCAATTGACGGAAGGCACTGGCATAGATATAACTGGTACTTATCCGAGCTTCACAATTGCCAATACGCTGCCCGACCAAACGGTAGTGCTTACTGAAGGTGCTGGCATTGATATAACTGGAACGTATCCAAACTTCACAATTGCTGCAACAGGCGGAACAGGAACGGTAACATCGGTTGCGGCAACAGTACCAACCCCGACAAACCCTGCATTCAGCGTTAACGTACCTAACCCAACCAGTACGCCAAGCATTGATATAACTGCCAACGGAGTAGTGAGCCAGTACGTGCGTGGCGATGGGTCTTTAGCGAATTTCCCTTTGGGCGGTGGCGGTGGGGCATCGGTTAACTATTACCTCAACGGCTCGATAAGTCAGGGCACGATTGGAGGCAATGATTACTTTCAAATGAGCCGCACTCCAGTGCTTGGACCGGGCACTAACTTTACACGCACGAACGCGCAAGGCAATGGATACATCGCGCAATTCATAACCGATGCAGGCGACCCAAATCTTTTGGCAATCCCTTCAGGCAATTGGAACTTCGAGACCTACTTCAATGCTTCCAGTGGCGGTGGCAACCCGAGCTTTTACATGGAGCTTTACAAGTACGATGGCGCAACCTTTACGCTCATATCTTCAGGCTCTACAAATCCCGAAGCGATTACAGGCGGCACGGTAGTCGATTTGTATGTAAGTGCGCTTGCAGTGCCTTCGACTGTATTGGCTGCAACTGATAGGCTTGCAGTACGCGTTTTCGTAACTACTTCGGGGCGAAACATTACGCTGCACACTGAGGACAACAACCTTTGCCAAGTACTCACAACTTTCACCACAGGGCTTAACGCATTGAATGGCTTAACGGCGCAAGTGCAAAACTTTGCAACGGGTACAAGCGGCACGGATTTCGGCATAAGCTCGGCAAGCAGCACGCATACATTCAATCTACCAACTGCCAGCGCAAGCAACAGAGGTGCATTAAGCTCGAGCGATTGGAGTACATTCAATGGCAAGTTCAACACACCAAGCGGCTCAACCTCGCAGTATGTGAGGGGCGATGGAACGCTTGCAACGATGCCGATAAGCACATTTAAAAGCACAACGGATACGGCAACGATTACAGGCTTGACAAACCAGCTTGTTCAATCGCAGCTTATTGCTGCCAATACGTATGCGGTTGGAGATATTATCCGCATTTTGTTTCGAACGCAAAAGAGTACAACAACGGCGAACTCCACGCTTAGGTTTTATATTAACACAGCCAACAACTTAACAGGCGCAAACCTTATTGGTACATTTAATTCAGTCGGCTTATACGGGCAAATGGAAAGAAGGCTGTTTATCAAATCGGCAACGGTTACTCAGTCCATGCTTTCTACATTCAGTTTTCAAACTGATATCGGAACGACCAACGGAATCACAAACACCAATATTGACTGGACACAAGCGCAATATATTATCTTAGCGGTGCAACAAGGAACAGGAACGGACACCTCTTTAGTGTCAGGATACTTAATTGAAAAGCTATGACAAACGTAAACATCACATCCACAAATATCGAGTTCACCTCAACGGGCTTGCCGTGGCTTAATCTAATCGAGCCAAAATGGGAGGCTGTGGATGAAACATCCTTTCACGTAATAACTGAGCAAGGTGTGTACTGCATCACAGTAATAGAACACAAACTAAATGCGCAAAAGTTTAAGAGTTCACAAGAGGCATTAAAGTATCTGAATAATTTGTAAATTTACCAAACTAAAAATAACCCTTATGGCAGGCGTTAAAGTAACCGATTTACCAGCATTAGGAACGGCAGCACCAGACGATATATTATACATCGTAGATACAACCGCTGACCAATCAAGAAAGATTGAGGTGCAAAACCTATTTGGCGGTTTGCCTGATATCGAGAGCGGTGTTTGGAATCCAACGCCAACAAATACGGGCGGAACTAATCCAATTGTTACTATTCAGCGTGGCAACTATTCGCGTGTTGGTGGTGTGGTAACTTGCTCGCTATTTTTTGATGTTGAAATGGATGCTGCCGAATCTGTTGCAACCTTCACGTTGGATTTGCCTATTCCATCCAATTTCGCCAACGGTAAAGATGCCTTCGGGATTATTTCTTTTAATGATATAGGAACTGGTACTTTTCAAGGTTGGATTATTAGTGCGGATGTTGCAGGAAATCAAATACAAATGGACATAACTTCAGCATCAAATGGTGATGTTTTCCAAAGTTTGCAAGCCGTTCTCCAATACGTTATTTTCTAAATGCGCAGCACCTCGCTTCTCGGTCTGAACTTGATTAAGAAGTACGAGGGCTTGCGGCTTAGTTCATACCTTTGCCCTGCTTCCGTAGTTACCATAGGCTACGGCAGCACTCGCTACCCGAACGGCAAGAAGATTCTTTTAGGCGAAAAGCTCGCAAGCGAAAAGGAAGCAACGCAATTGCTACTCGCTACACTTTCGCCCTATGAGGATGCAGTAAATAAGCACCTACCGAATCTCAATCAATGCCAGTTCGATGCGTTGGTAGCATTCAGCTACAACGTTGGCACGGGTGCATTGGTAAAATCCACATTGCTCAAGAAAGCCAAAGTAAACGCAGCCGACCCTTCGATATTGGATGAGTTCCTGAAGTGGAATAAGGCAGGGGGAAAAGTGCTTGCAGGGCTGACCAACCGCAGGCGCGAAGAGGCGAATCTGTATTTCTCACTTTGTAATTTCTAAGCCACTATTGCCCCAACGTTCGGTATGCTTTCGCGTAATTTAAACCATGCGAAAACGTGCTACCAAACCGAGGCGAATAATCGACATAATTGTCAAGCATTGGCGTAGCACAATCGGAAGTCTTATGATATTAGTTTCAATCTTTCTACTAATCTTTAAAGTTATATCCACCGAAACACTCGCGGCAATTGTAGCAACCCTAATCGCCGCAGGATACATACCAAAAGCCAAAGACGATGCAGCAGATTCGTAGAGATACAATAAAGACCGTGCGCCATAGTAAGGTGAATGTCGATACTATGAGCTGGGAGGCGGCTAATGCAGACACAAGCTTTGCGCAAGCTAACCGCGAAAGCTTTGAGGCTGTAATGGCACAGCCGCGCAAGGAGAAAGTGCTCACCGCATTCGACACAATTCAGCCATGCGATGTATCTTTGTTGGCAGCCCCTACGTACTACACCGTCAAACCTCAGCCTGTAAGAAACACCAAAGATTTGGAGATGCCTATGAATTACGATATACTGTTAAACGGCATTGTGTTCAGCTTCACTCTGTGGATGTCGGCAAAGTACCTTATGACATGCGGTGCTGCATGGTCAAATCTTTTGCAGGACTTACGTAAAGAATTAGCCTAAAAGTTCAATCCTTGCCTTATCTTTGCGATATGGCAAGCCTGCACATCCTTGAGTCGAGCATCGACCTCTTCTATGTGATCACCGATAAGGATGGCAATATCGTCACCTCCAATGATTTGTTCAAAGAATACAGCAGCCATATTAAGCCTGGCAACATATTGGACATTGCGGCCAACGATTCCGATCGGGATGAGTTGCTAAGTGCAATCAGGAAGTCGCAGAAGAAAGCACCGGACCCGATTCGAGCTTATGCCAAGACAAAGCAGAAGATGGCCTCTGAGCGTTACAATATGTGGAATATTTATTCCATTGTTGACATGCTGCACTTCATCGGGATTCAACTTGTCGATGTTACTTCCATAAGCAACCATGAGCATGAACGCCAGAAGATCCTTCTGGAAGAGTTCCGCTTCATGCTATCTCATGAACTTCGCCAGCCATTGACTTCAATCGGAGGTTTGGTCAAGATGATGATTGAGCACGAAAGCGCAACGGATCAGGAGCGCAATGATGTGATGAAGATGCTTGCAAATAGCGTTGATAAGCTTGATGATGTGATCCGGTTATTAGTTAAGAAAGCAACCAGGCAAATATGACCAACCTACCGGCTACCGATTGCGAATGTGATGAGAGACTTGTAAAGGTGCTGGCTGTTTATATTGCAGAAAAAGCTATGCCGCTGAAGGTGGCGGCTGATATCTTGCTCAATGAATTGCGCAACAAGGATGAGTATATCAAACGACTTAACGAACTAATACAATGCACCAGAGCAATATCAGTACACTGAGCCTTTTGGCAATCTGCTTATTCATTTTGCTGCTATTGCTTCGCACATGCGGTGCGTTAGCCGAGGCCGAAAGCAATGCCATGTATCTTGATTCGCTGAATTCTGAGTATACTGTGCGCATCGCAAGAGACAGTTCCAGAATCCACAGCCAAGCCGTGCAGCTCGCGGCGGCAGGCACCAAGCTGCGAGCCTTGCAGCTGCGAGAGCCTGAAGTGGTGGTGAGGTATCAGACGCGGACCAAGATTAAAACCGAGCTGCAACTTGCGGAACCGGTCTACATCGACAGCTTTCCGCACTTGCGCCTGCCAAGGTCATTCAGCCGAGAGGGGAAGTTCCTTCAGATAGGTGGCTCAATAAACCGCTTAGGAAGGCTTCAAATCGATTCTATTATCATTCCGGTAAGTTATACCGTTGCAATTGGAGATACGCTTCGTAAGGGCTTGTTTTCGCGTAAAAGAGACAAGGTGGTTCGCCTTGGGATAGACAATCCATATGTAAGCGTTACAGGAATGCACAACGTGATTGTGGCAGACAAGCCGAAAAAGTGGTATCAGACTCAAGTTGCAGGGGCGGTATTCGGTGGGCTTGTCGGCTTTGCGATTTGTCGCGCAAAATAATTGCGTTGATAATTAAGCACTTGCGATTTTTTACGCTGGTGGTTTGCTGTTTTCTTTGTTTAGGTATTGTGAAATCAAAATAAGGTTGTACATTTGTCAAACAAAACAATCACAGCCATGACAACACAACTTGCAATCGTAAACAGAGGTCAAAAATTCGGAATGCTTTTCGGAGTAATAACCAAAAACGAAGAAATTCACGCAATCATCTTTAAGGCTATTAAAGAAAATAGAGCAAAAAAAATTGTGGATACTGACACAACCTTGGCCTACAAAATAATCTAACCCTCACGGGGGCCCTAACCGCCCCCACTTTTTCCTTAAACTTTTAAACCTTTATACACATGCACACACCAGAACTCTCAACAGCAACGACCTTCAAAAATTGGAAGGGCACAGAATTTTTTCACTACAATCACTTAACCGGCACAATGGTCATGGTAGTGAATGACGGCTGCATCAAGGGCCTTTACACCCGATGCGACTCTCAAGCCGCTAACCTCGCACGCCAATACCATCGCAGCATGGAGCACGGCGTTGCACCAGAGAAACGCCTTTGGGATCCTTGCAACATGGAGGAATTCCACAATCAGTTTGCACTCGTTACCGAGTATCTTCACGAACAATCAACTCAAGCACTTTTAACCTCAATTTAATCTTTAAACCATGAAAGCACCAGTAAACTCTGGCAATGGCTCAAGCCGCCAAATCGCTCCCGAAGGAGCA